TTATTTATCAGCGCTCCCGACGGGGAATAACTGCCAGCGCATTTTTGGGTACGCCGATGCAACGAACGCCACTCAGCTCGGTATTGTTATTCAGTCGACCGGGACTATTGAGGCGTGGCGCGGTGTTCCCGGCAGCGGGACATCACTTGGTGCTACGTCGTCGCCGGTCGTGGTCGCGAGCGCTTATCAACATATCGAGGCGGTCGTATTGTTTTCGCAAACCGTCGGGACGGTTGAGGTCCGGGTTAACGGTGTAACCGTCTTGAGCGTTAGCGGGGTTGATACCTGCAATACTGCGCTAACCGAATGCAGTCAGGTCTATATCGGGGGCGCAGCAAACGGTACGCAAACCGACAAGACTCATTATATTGACGACCTGTTCTGCTATGACAATACGAGCAGTTACAACAATACGTTCATCGGCGACCGTCGTGTGCTGACCCTATTCCCCGACGCGAATACGGCAACTGCCGACTGGACCGCTGTCGGTGCCGCGACCGGGTATGAGTGTATCGACGAGGCTAGCCCCGACGATGACACCACTTACATTACGGCCGCCACGGTCGGGCTTGTGTCTCAGTTCGGGTTGCAGAATTTGCCGGGCGGTATCTCGGTTATTAACGCGGTGGTAATGGTTGAGCGTGCGCGCAAGACCGAGGCCGGCACGGCTAACACACAAGTATCTGTTGTGTCTGGGGCATCGACTACGGCCGGCGCCGACAAGGCATTGACCGAAATTTATACCTACCGGCAGGACGTATTCCAAATCGACCCGGCCAGCGCCGCACCGTTCACGCCGTCCGAAGTTGACGCACTTCAATTCAAGGTTGCACGGACTGCCTAATGACCATCTATACCACCAGTTTCGGCTCCGACACGGCCGGCGTTGCTCCGGTCGGGTGGACAAGCCGCTGGACCTCGACGGGTGCGACGTGGCTTGTTCGCGCCGACGCACCGTCGACGGCCGGCAAATATCTCGAATTCGCACGGACCACAACGGCGCGTCGGCTGTTGTCGTGGGATACCGTCGACGGTGACGCGAACCGGGATAACGCCGAGATATTCGCCCGGTGGCGTTGTGACGCTGGTATCACTTCATCGAGCCAGTTCTATTTAATTCTGCGCGGCTCGGGCGGCGCCGGAACCGAGGGGGGTTATGTTTTCTATAACGCCTCTGATACCTCTGTCGGGATTTTCCGAATCGTCAGCGGTGGTGTGACCGTTATTGGCACGGTTACGGTGCCGACTATGGTTAACGGTCGATTCTATGGTTTACGTTTTCGGGTTAACGGAACTGCGCTCAAAGCGAAAGTTTGGGATAGCCAACTGCTACCAGAACCGGCCGGGTGGAACCTTGAAGTCACCGACGCGACAATCAGCGGGACTGGTTACGCCGGGCTAGGCAACAACTCGGCGAACGGACCTCAACGGATTGATGACGTAGCTGTCGGGACCAATGGCGATACCGCCGTTTTCCCAACATCGGCCGAGACTCGCGGAACACAAGACGCGTTGCTAGCCCTAGGTGCCGGCTCGGGAATTTCGCGGGTAACGCAACTGGCGGCGATGGTCCTCGGCGGACCATTGCCGGATATTCGCGAAACGCAATTCGCCGCTCTGGTTATGGCGGCACCGAATCCGCCGATGCGGGTAACGCAATTCGCCGCGCTTCCGTTGGTTGAATTCCACGCCGATACACCGATTACCCAAATGCTGGCGCTCGTCCTCGTCGATCAAATCCCATGCACAACGCAGTGGGCGCAGACGTGGACGATTACCCGAACTGACGGCCAAGTCTTCGCGTTTACCTCGCTCGACCGGCCGCTAACTTTCCGTGGGGTGGTTCATACTCCGTGCAATTCCTTGACCGCTACGGCCACCGAGCAATCGACGACTATCGGCGCAAGCGGGAACATGGAGTTACTCGGGATTATTTCCGACGCGGGTATCAGCGAGCAGGAACTCTATAACGGCTTGTTCGATTTTGCCGCGTTTGAAATTTGGATGGTGCCCTGGAATAACACCAGCGGCCAGACGCCGTTCCGTCTCATGGCCGGGACCACCGGGGGCATGAGCCACGGCATCGACGGGTTTAAGTTTGAAGTGTTAACCGGGTCGGCCAACCTGCGGCAGAAAGGGTTGCTGGAAGTCTTCTCGCCGTCGTGCCGCTACGGGTTCGGGTCGACGCTCGACGCTCGCTGTCCGGTCAATCTCGCGGCGATTACCGTCGCCGGGTCGGCGACTTCTACAGCGGTGCCGGCAGCGAGCAACGCGTCGACGCGTCGTATCGTTATCGATAGTTCGCGGGCCGAGCCAAATGGTCACTTTGATCTAGGCATTCTGACCTTTACCGGGGGAGCCAACGCCGGGGCGAAGTCGGAAATTAAACGGTTCGAGGCTGGCGTGTTTGTTCTCTGGTCGCCGCTGCTTTACCCGATTGAAACTGGCGACACCTATACCGCGACGCCCGGCTGCAACAAGTCGCCGACCGACCATATGCGCTTCAACGCAGACATGGTTGATTACGGCGGTTTCCCCGACGTGCCCGGCTCCGATTCCATTAACCAATACCCAGACGCCAAGGGATGACTATGCGCGAGCAAATCGTAAGCGAGGCGCGTCGCTGGCTGCGGACCCCGTACCACCATCAGGCGGTTGTTCGCGGGGTCGGCGTGGATTGCGTCGGGTTGATTCGTGGCGTCGGTCACGCGACCGGAGCGCTACCCGAGGACGCCGAAGCGTGGGCGCGGTTCGGCGGATATAGCCGTATACCTAACCCGCGTCGGATGGGCGAAGGGATGCGGCAATTTCTCCGGCTGGTTGAAGGCACGCCGCAGCCGGGGGATATCGCGTGGCTAGAATGGCGCGACGATTTGCCCATGCACCTTGCGATCTTGGCGAGCGATAGCCGAGGCGGCGCGACCTTGATTCATTCCTATAGCGACGCCGGGGGAGTGGTCGAACACGGCCTAACCCCCGAGTGGCTGGCGCGAATCAAAAGCTGGTGGCGGTATCCGAACCTTGAGGGTGAACTATGAGTAGCGTCGGGCAAGTTATCGGCGGTATTGCTGGTGCCGTAATCGGGTTCTTTACGCCAGTCGGCCCAATCATGGGCGCGCAAATCGGTATGACAGTTGGCGGGATTATCGACCCGCCCGATGGCCCCGAACTTGAGGGACCGCGCCTGCAAGATAAGCAGATCATTGTCTCGACTTACGGGAACGCGATTCCCTTAATTTACGGGCCGGAGAACCGCGCAAGCGGTAACGTCATCTGGTCGACTGGGTTACTCGAAACCTCCGAGGAGGAGGAGTCTGGAGGCGGTAAGGGTGGCGGTGGTGGTGCGACTACAACGACCTATAGCTACCGGGTAAGTTTCGCAATGGCGATGGGCGCCGGTCCGATGGTCGGGGTGAATCGGATTTGGGCAAACTCGAAACTGATTTACGACGCGACCGGGTTAAGCCTTCCCGCCGTCGACCCGGTTAACGGTCAGATCGTAACCAAGGCAATGGGCGCCCATTCGGTTATGGAGGAAATGCACTTCTGGCCGGGCTCGGCGGTGCAAGTTCCCGATAGTTGGATTCAGTCCTATAACCCGACGACCCCGGCTTATCGAAATATCGCGTATATCGTTTTCAAGGATTTGCAGCTAGCCGACTTCGGGAATCGACTGCCTAACATTGAGGTCGAAATCGCCGGGAGTGCGACAACGAATGTCGCCGCCGTAGTCCACGATATTGCGCGTCGCGTTGGCGTTTCCGATATCTCGATTACCGGGCTTAACGATACGTTACGCGGCTTGGTTATTGCGCGGTCGGTCCAAGCAAGCGGCGCGCTGGCACCACTCGCAGTTGCCTTTAATTTCGACCTCGCCGAGCAGGCCGGGCAAGTCCGCTGCGTTAAGCGCGGCGCCGGGATGAAGGGAGTTATCCCGGTCGGGGATATGGGCGCGGTGGAAGGTGCCGACAATACGACCGAGCCGGCTCGCTTCAAGGCGGTCACGGCGTTGGAGATGCCCAAGGAGGTATCACTAACGCACCTCGACCCGTCGCTGGATTACCAAATCAATAGCCAGCGCGCCTTTAAAGATATCGGCAACGCCGAGAACAAGCTCGCCGTAGAACTGCCTCTGACCTTGAGCGTCGACGAGGCACGACGTATTGCCGACCGTACCTTGTGGGAGGCTTGGACAGCGCGCCGTAGCGTTGACTTTACGATTACCGATAAGTGGGTACGGCGTAGCTCCGGCGACGTTGTAGGCGTGCTGGTAGACGGCCAGATCATCCCTTACAAAATCGTGCGGATTGCGCGTGGCGATAACGGTGTGAACACGGTCGAAGCCCAACGCGATGACCCCGAGGTTTATACCTCCGATGCGGTCGGTACTAACGGCAACGTACCGGCGAACGTGGTCAAATTCCCCGGCGTTACTCGGCTGGTTCTCATGGATATGCCTATCGTCCGCGACGGCAACGACGACGCCGGGTTTTATTGGGTCGTCACCGGAGAATCGACCGGCTGGCGCGGCGCGGATATTCGTCGGTCGATTGATGGCGGGGCGACTTATAGCAGCATGAACAAGGTGGGCGTGCGGACGGTTATCGGTGATGTTGCCGTTGCCTTGCCGACCGGGCCGACCGACTTCTGGGACCGTGGCAACACGCTGACCGTCGTTCTCGATTACGCCGGGTCGACGCTCGAAAGTATGGACGAGACTCTAATTATCGCCGGCTATAACGCGGCGTGGCTCGGCCCTGCATCCGGGCAGGGCGGGGAAATTATTCAGTTCGCAACCGCGACCCTTATCGGGGCATCGACGTATCAACTCAGCAACCTATTGCGCGGCCGACTCGGGACCGAGGCGAATACAACGCACGGCAGTAACGAGGTATTCGTCCTGCTCAAATCGACGACGCTCGGGCGTACCGAGTTCGGCCCGGCAGACTGGTATTACTCCAGACTGTTCAAGCCGGTCAGCCTCCTGACAAACGAGGTCGATACCGCGTCGCAAGCGTTTACCAACAACGGCGTGGGCAAAATGCCGAAGTCCCCGGTTCACGTTGCCGGGGTGCGCGACGGCTCGAACAACCTTACCGTGACGTGGGTTCGCCGTACTCGCCTGCAAGTCCCCGGCCTTGGTCTTGGTCCGGTCCCGTTGGGCGAGTTGAGCGAGGCGTATTCCATCGATATCTATAGCGGCGCGGCCGTTGTTCGGACGATTACCTCGACCACTCCGACCGCAACTTATACCGCTGCGGAGCAAACCGCAGACGGGCTGTCCCCTGGAACAGCAGTAACTCTCCGCGTCTATCAACTAAGTGATGTTCGCGGCCGGGGCTTCCCTGCTATCGCGACCGTATGAGGGATTTATGAGCACATCCGCAGACCTCGGCATTGAGTACATCGCCGGCCAGCAAGCGCAGCCGGAGATTACCCACAACAGCGCGCTCAACCAGTTGCAGATTTTGCAGACGGGCGTTATTAGCGTCGCGCTCAATACACCGCCCGGCAGCCCGGCGCAAGGTGACTCGTATATTCTCGGTGCGAGTCCGACCGGCGCATGGTCCGGCCGGGCGAACTGTCTCGCCGGGTACTTCGGCACGGGCTGGGTATTTGTACCGGGTAACAACTCGGCAGGAACGCCTATCGCGATGGGCGTTCGTCAAGAAGGGCTACGCATTTGGAGCAAGGCTGACGACAAAACTTATGTCTGGAGCGGGTCGGCGTGGACACTCCCGGTCGCCGCGCCTCCTATCGTAACGACGAACGCGGGAACGTCGATTACCCTAGCGTTAACCGACGCGAGTACCTTCCTGCGGACAACCGCAGCCACGGCCGTTGCTATTACCGTCCCGCCACAAAGTTCTGTAACGTGGCCGGCTGATACCGAAATCCGTATTCAGCAGGGCGCGGCTGGGGCGGTAACGATTAGCGCCGGGGCCGGCGTAACGGTCAACCGATTGAGTACTGCGACGGACGTTATCGTGGGGCAGTATGGCGTCGTAACCCTCAAGCGTACCGCGTCGGATGTTTGGACGCTTTACGGTCAGCTCGGCTAATTGCGAGGGATAGACCTAACGAGGATGAATATGAGCAGTGCTTATATCGCGCTCAAGAAAAGCCCGGCGCTAGGCCGGGCTTATCG